GGTTAGCATTCTTGGAATGCCAAAGGACGTTTCAAATCATAGCAAAGAATTTTTAAACTTTTTAAAAGAAAATCAAGGCCCACTGGATGGTGTTGAAACTTTTAATCAAACTGATGGAGTTTCTAGCCAAGGGTGGACGAACAATACACAAGTGTACGATGATACTTCTGTTAGTTTTATTTGCGAAACGCACGAAACTAATGATTCTTTATTCATAACTGAAAAAACTTATAGACCCATTCTCAACAGGCATCCGTTTGTTGCAAGAGCAAGTTTTCCATTGTTAGAATACCTTAAGGCGATTGGGTTCAAAACCTTTGAAAAATTCATTGACGAAAGTTATGACCAGTCACGTGATATTAATAAAGAACACAGTGATGTATTAGTGAAACGTGCAGGAGAGCTGTTAGATCAAGTCAAGAAAAATCCTACGGAAATACAGGAAATAGTGGATCATAACTACGAAACCCTAATTAAGTTTGCACAAAGCGAACTAGCCAACCTAAACTATCGTATTTTTTCTGCATTATAATAGCAGTTTATCTCTGCGCATATTTTATTCGTCAGCATGGATAAATACTAAAAAGAAATCAGGAGTTTATTAAGTGGCTGTCGTTCAAATTAGTAAAATACAGATCCGAAGAGGACAGAAAAATTCAAACAGTGGTGTTCCACAGTTAAGTTCTGCTGAACTAGCGTGGGCAGTAGATACCCAGGAACTATACATTGGTAATGGTTCTGTCCAGGAAGGAGCACCTTATGTCGGCAACACAAAAATACTCACAGAACACGACAACATACTAGAACTAGCATCCAGTTATAGATTTGCATCAGACGATCCTAGCATCACACTTTCACAGCCAAGAGCATTGCTAGGAAAAATTGATGAGATTGAAGTCTCAGTTTTAGATTTTGGAGCAGTTCCAGATGGATCAACAGATTGTACATCTGCATTTAGAAACGCATTTACTGAACTGTTTAGAAATACAGATGACAAATATAAGAAAGTATTAAAAGTACCTAATGGTGTATATTTGTTTACAAGTGATCTAGAAATTCCTAGCAATGCTATTGTTAGAGGAGAGACACAAGCAAAAACAATTTTACACATTGACAATCGTAATATTAGATTCATTACTGCTGCCGGCAGTGGATTAAATTCTTTTTCTAGTAGTGATAGACCAGAAAACATTACGATTGAAAATTTAACAATTAGGCGAGCCGACGGACAAACTATTGTTACCGGAGTTCGAAATTCTTCGTTTAATGGAGTTAAGTGGCAGGGAGAATACAACTTAGGAATTCCTTCCGGTTCGATCGTCCTATCAACAAATTCAGCGGCAGTATTCTGGAACAACAACATTGCAGGTATCAAAGTAGACAAGGTTAGATTTGATGGTTGTATATTTGAATCAAATGCAATATCAGTAAAATCAAACCAAACTATTGTAACAGACACTGTGGTAGACTTTACTGATAGTAGATTTATGATTAATGATACTGCACTCTATGTCAACGGTGTAGCCGGACAACAAAACAATTGGAATTTAGAACACTGTAAATTTGAAGAAGTTGGAAGATACGCTTGGTATTCAACAGCAGGTGTTGGGACAAAGTTTTTTAGATGTGACTTTAAAAACTGTGGTAATGAAAATAACACAGCAAACAATCCAACATGGTCCATGGTATCCTTTGGAGAAAGTGGTAATAACCTTGTTATTGCATGTACCAATGATAGACAACAGGCCGCAGGAATAGTTACATCAGAAACAATCCCAAGTGTAACAGAAGTTTTCAATAGTGATAAGGTAGAATTTCTAAATAAGAATACTTCACAGATTTATCTATCAAACAGTTTTAGACCAGTAGCAACATTTTCTGCGTTGAACAACTACATCACAGTAAACTATGTTCTTAGATTAGGCGTTCATATTAGGCACGGAAAACTTACATTACTCGTAGGTGACGATCTTTCCAAGTTATCGTTTACTGACAGTTATCAATATTCGGATAGTTCGGAAGCATCAGAAGGCGGAAGAATTATGTCGAACTTTGAGTTCGATGCTGAACTCAGAGACAATGATAGTGACAGCGGCATCGAAACCATTGTCATTTACTATAAGAATCCTATTTCCACAGGTCAAACAGGAAACATTTCGTTTGATGTAACCTATGGTGTCTAATAGCACAAAAACATCCTGTGGATAGAATATTAAAGGATTGAACAAATTTCCACTTGTTCAATCCTTTTTTATTTGTTAAACTATAAAGAATATATTATATGCAACTGTAGGGCATTACAACAGTTCTTTTTTTAGCCATCAAATCATGGTCGAAAAAATACATCTGATAAATACCCTTACTACATATATTAATGAGAGAAGAGAAGGCAAAATGACAAAAGAGATATACATCACAAAACGTTCCGGTTCCAAGGAAAAGTTAGATCTAGACAAAATGCATTTCGTGGTAGAAGAAGCCTGTAAAGGTCTCACAGGAGTGAGTTCTTCCCAGATCGAAATGAATGCGGATCTACAATTCTACGACGGAATGACTACAGACGAAATTCAGAACATTCTGATTAGAAGTGCTAACGATTTAATTTCGTTGGAAAATCCTAATTATCAATATGCGGCTGCAAGATTATTGCTATACAGTCTGCATAAAAAAGTTTACGGTAGATATGAACACGTTTCATTGGTTGACATTATTGATCAAAATATCGAGCGCGGTGTTTATGATCCAGCAATCAAAGACAAGTACACACAAACAGATTTAAAGAAAATGAACACGTGGATCAAACACGATCGTAACGAGGAATTTACTTATGCAGGTTTACGTCAAGTAGTAGACAAGTATCTCTGTCAGGATAGATCAAATGGCGACATTTTTGAAACGCCACAATTTATGTATATGATGATTGCAGCCACTCTCTTCGCAAACTATCCAAAGGAGACACGTTTAAACTACGTGAAAAAATACTATGACGCGACCTCACTATTTAAAATCAACATCCCAACCCCTGTCATGGCCGGAGTGCGTACTCCTATTAGGCAGTTTGCTAGTTGTGTTCTCGTTGACGTCGATGATACTCTTCCTAGCATTTTTAGTAGCAATTCCGCTATCGGTTATTATATTGCTCAAAGGGCTGGTATTGGAATTAATTCGGGCCGCATTAGGGCGATCAACGCAAAAATCAGAGGAGGCGAAGTAGCACACACGGGTGTTGTTCCTTTCTTGAAAGTTTACGAAGCAACAGTAAGATCATGCACACAGAATGGTGTGCGTGGAGGTAGTGCTACTACCCACTTCCCTATTTGGCACTATGAGATCGAAGACATCCTTGTGCTAAAGAATAACAAGGGTACCGAAGACAATCGTGTTCGTAAACTAGACTACTCAATTCAAATCAACAAATTATTTTATGAAAGACTGCTGGCCAGTGAAGACATTACTCTTTTCTCGCCTCACGAAGTCCCAGAAGTGTATGATGCATTCTACTCGGGAGACAACGACAAGTTTAAGGAAGCCTATGAAGCAGCAGAGCGCAAGACATCTATTCGCAAGAAAAAGATCAAGGCGATGGACCTGTTCGGCGACTTGCTAAAAGAGCGTGCTGAAACAGGACGTATCTATATCATGAACGTTGATCACACAAACGCACATAGTTCGTTTAAGGATCCAGTATTCATGAGCAACTTATGCCAAGAAATTACACTTCCAACTAAACCTATCCAGCACATTGATGACGAGGATGGAGAAATTGCTTTGTGTATTCTTAGTGCAATTAATGTAGGATTAATTAATCACCTCGAAGAACTAGAGAACTTGTGTGATCTTGCAGTTAGGGCATTGGAAGAAATTATTGACTATCAGGGTTATCCTGTTAAGGCAGCAGAACTATCAACCAAAGCAAGACGTTCATTAGGTGTTGGTTATATTGGACTGGCACACTATCTTGCTAAGAACAAGGTTAAGTATGAAGACAAAGAAGCATGGAAGTTAGTGCATCAACTTTCAGAAGCATTCCAATACTATCTATTAGTAGCGAGTAATGAACTTGCCAAGGAACGTGGTGCTTGTGAATATTTCAGCCGCACTAAATATGCGGACGGCATTCTTCCTATTGACACATATAAGAAAGATGTTGACGATGTGATCAAGGCGAAACTAGAATATGATTGGAATGATCTTAGGAAGGATATCAAAGAGCACGGCCTACGCCACTCAACACTGTCCGCACAAATGCCATCGGAGAGCAGTTCCGTTGTGTCAAACGCAACAAATGGCATCGAACCTCCTAGAGCATTCTTGTCCATTAAGAAGTCGAAGAAAGGGCCTCTTAAGCAGGTTGTTCCGGAGTATAATAGGCTGAAGAACTTCTATACTTTACTTTGGGATATGCCAGGCAACGAAGGATACATTAATATTGTTGCCGCCATGCAAAAATTCTTTGATCAGTCTATTTCAGGTAACTGGTCATACAATCCATTACACTTTGAGAACAATGAAGTTCCACTAAGTGTAATGATGAAAGACATGCTAACAACCTACAAGATGGGTTGGAAGACATCCTACTATCAAAACACCTATGACTTCAAGGGTGAGGAAGATAACGTACAACCACAGGGTTTGGAAGAAACCGTGGTTGACACAGAAGTAAATGGTGCTACACTAAATGGTACTATGAATGGACATGTTAACGGCCATGTCAATGGACATTCGAACGGCGTTGAGGCTGTTCCTGTATCCGATGATGATGCAGAGTGTGAGGCTTGCAACATATAATGATTTATGACAAGAAAGAAAGAGAAAGTAAAATTGGCTAAAACAGTCTTTAACAAAAATAAAGTAGACTTCACAAAACAGTATATGTTTTTTGGAGAGGATCAGAACACACAGCGTTATGATGTGTTTCGCTATCCCGAGTACGACAAACTCAACCAAACCATGTTGGGTTATTTTTGGCGTCCAGAGGAAGTATCACTTCAAAAGGATCGTGCAGATTATCAGGACTTCCGTGAAGAACAAAAACACATCTTTACATCTAACCTGAAGTATCAAACATTGTTAGATTCAGTTCAGGGGCGTGGACCTTGTTTGGCATTCCTGCCTTACTGTTCTAATCCAGAACTAGAAAGTTGTATTGTATGCTGGGACTTTCAAGAAACAATTCACTCACGTTCTTATACACACATTGTTAAAAATGTATATCCTGATCCAAGTGAAGTATTTGATACCATCCTTGATGATAAGGAAATTATTGCCCGAGCAGAATCAGTAACAAGAGAATACGATAACTTCTACAACCTTGCTAATGAATACTTCAATAAAGGCAAGGGCACAATGTATGAAGTTAAGAAAGCATTGTACAAGGCAATGATGACAGTAAACATTCTAGAAGGTTTACGTTTCTATGTATCGTTTGCTTGTACGTTTGCATTTGGTGAACTTAAACTTATGGAAGGTTCAGCAAAGATTATTTCATTGATTGCACGTGATGAAGCAACGCACTTAAACTTGAGTACACACATTCTTAAACATTGGGCCAAAGGTGACGATGATCCAGACTTTGTTAAGATTGCAAAAGAGTGCGAAGAAGAAGTTTATGATATGTGGCGTGTGTGCGTTGACGAAGAAAAACGTTGGGCAGATTATCTATTCCAAAAAGGAAGTATAGTCGGACTCAATGCTAATCTGTTACACGCATACGTAGAATTTATTGCCAACAAGAGATTAAAAGCACTTGGACTAAAAACAATTTATGATCGTCCGTTGACCCAGAATCCTCTACCATGGACACAGCATTGGTTAAGTAGTAGTGGACTTCAGGTAGCACCACAGGAAACAGAAGTAGAAAGTTACATTGTTGGTGGTGTTAAACAGGATGTCGAAAAGGACACGTTCAAGGGCTTTACACTATAACGGATAAGTATTGTTATGTATAAAGCACAATTTAAAAAACATTCACCCTACGAGGCTTGGACAACTTATGGAACCTATGCTTCCGAAGCACAGGCAATTTCAGCGGCGCTGACCAAGAAACGTGCTAATGTTATAATGGTGCGTGTTATAGATAAAAAAGGTTCAACAGTTTACTCAGGATAGGACACACAGATGATAGAAATATACGGAAAACCACAATGCCCATATTGCGATAAGGCAAAGAATTTTTGCGAGACTCGAGGGTTTAATTACACATACAAATCTCTTGGAACAGATTACACAAGAGAAGAACTAATGGAACAGTTTCCAAACGCAAGAACTGTACCACAGATTGTAATTAACGGAAAGAAAATCGGCGGCTATGATGCTTTTACAAAATACGTAGATGACACAGGCTACAACGGAACAGGACACACACTATAATGTTAATCGAAACACCGTACAAGAAGGGCGATACTATCTCTTTAAAATTAACATCCGGAGAAGAAGTAGTTGCTCGGCTTGAGGATGAAAACGCAGAAACAGGTAATATTGTATTACATAAACCACTAATGGTTACTGCTACACAGCAAGGATTAGGTCTAGCACCGTTCATGTTCACAATTGGGCCTGACGCCAATGTCAAGGTATCAACCAGCAAAATTGTTTGCATTGTAAAAACACAAGAAGCAATGTCAAAACAATACATTCAAAGCACTACAGGCATCGCAACCTAAACAAATCACTCCCCTTTATGCGATAAATATTGTATAGAGAGGGATTAACATGGCTTTAGATTTTCCAGTTACAAGACTGGGCGATAACGGAACGGGACACGGTTGTTGGCCGCCACGAGGCAACGACCAAGCAAGTCCTAACGTGTTCACAAATAACATAGCAGTACATAGGGTCACTGATCATTGGCCCACACATTGTTGTGGTCCTGCCTGCCACGATTCAAACCTAGCAGAAGGAAGTAGAAATGTATTCGTCAATAATCTAGCCATAGGAAGAATTAATGATGCTGTTGCCTGCGGATCAAAGGTAGCAGAAGGATCTCCTGATACATTCGCAGGCGGAGAAAGTGGAAAATTTATTAGTTCAAGAGTATTCACCGAGCCAACATTCGTTGCAGCCAATCCTTACACATTAGAAGCAGCAGGTCCGTTAATCTTTGGAGCAGGAGTTAATGCACCTCACGATGATCCAGATAGTCCTGTAATAGATTATGGAGTTACCGAAACTCTGCCTGAAGCAAGGGCTGCTCCTTCGGACGATTCAACACTGTTACTTCCAGAACCAGCAGTAATTGATGCTGGACTGCCAACCACATGCGGATCATTCGTCGTAAGTCCGGAAATTGATTACGATCAAAAACTAAGCACTAGTTACACAATTGCTAATCTATCCATTGGAGCAGTGTTCAAGCACTCAATACAGGGGCAGAATGATCTTACTGTGGACGAAATAATCTGTAACCTACAAGCAGTTGCGGAAAATATTTTGGAACCATTAGGAGAAACATGGCCTGGCTTCAGAATTAACAGT